GCTCTGTTCCTTGCCGTCGGCAGCAATCAGGCGCTCGTACCATGCCTGCCGCGCGCCCTTGAACTTCAGGTCCCTTTTTACCACCTGCAGGCGCAGGGGCTTGGATTCGGCTGCCGGAGCAGCGGCGGTCTGGGCAGCAGCCTTCGGGGCATTCTTGGTCTGGGCAGTATTTGTCGTAGCCATGTGTTTCACCTTTCATAGTACCGGGGAAATTCCCAGTGCAGACACTATAGCATTCCGCAAGGCCGTGAACATTACAAATTCTTAATGTTGGATTGCTTGCATTCGGGCCTGCGTTGTGGTATACGCGCGGGCGCGCACTCGCGCGGATGTATAAGGTGTCCCCTCATATGAGTCCGTGGAATCTCGGTTCGTTGACTCTTGGATGGAATATGAAGGATCGGAACTAAAAGTGGAATATTTCGCGTGGAGCTCCCCACAACGCTCAATTTCGAGGGTTTCGAGCATCGCTCAAGCGTCAAGGGGGCCATTCGAGAGGAGCTTTGTAACCAACGTAACTGATGTAACCAATGTTTTATGCTCCCCCAAATTTTCTACTCACTCTTACGCATACTGTATTCGATTTATTGGTTACATTAGTTACAACACGAATGACCCCTTTAAATTCAAGCACTTGAGCGTAACCAATTTGGTTACAATCAGTTACACATCAGTTACAGGCTTCCATTTCATCCACTTTCCTACTTTCCCATTTTTCGGATGACGTATCGATTTCGCCGTTTTCTCTACTCCTTTTGAATGAAGGATGCCTTGGATATCTCGCATCACGCTAGAGTTCGGACCAATCTTCCCCATATCCAGGTGTCCCAAAAGCATTTGAATCGTAAACCATATCTCTCCATCTATGAGTCCGTCACCAATTTTATCGTCGATTTTTGAATAGAGCCACTGTTCAATAGCTTCCTCCATTGGGTTAGCGATTACGAAGTTCTCGGCATTGTCTGAAGCTCCCTCAATTTCCCAGTATCGTACTCCTCCTCTTGAGTATTCGGCCCATGCTTCCGCCCATAACTGGTCAACCTCCATTTCCAACCCTGCGAAATCAAGTAGTCGATCCACTTCCAGAATGGCATATCTCCTATACCCCGAGGGGTCGTGTTGTAGAAATTCATGTCTATTTCCGCACCCGTACAGTGTGAACCGTCGGGGGAAATTTTCAACACTTGCTCCGTAAGGAGGTCTGAAGGCATCTTCATTTCGAGTTATGAGCGCTTTGAGTGTACTTGTCTCCTTCTTTCCGAACGAATCGAGCTCGTCAATTCCTGTGCAGAGCCGTGAGTGTAGGAGAAGATGGAAGTCCTTATCGCTGTGATCCCCATATATCGGTGTGTAGTTTCCTTTGAATAGAATTGCTGGCATAGAGGTCTTGCCAGTACCTTGAGGTCCAATGACAATTAGCATCCAATCTATCTTAGTTCCAGGCTTCGCCATACGCGCACAGGCAGAAATGAGCCATTTCTTCGCTACTTCACGAGCGAAGGCACCGTCAGATACTCCCCAATGGCGAATCATCCAGTCCTCAAGGCGAGGTACGCCATCCCATTGTAGGTTCTTAATATACTCTAGGAACGGGCTGCGCTCGTTTTCTCTAGCCAGATACTGGATGACTTTCAGCACTTCGTTCTTATTGACCTTGTCCATTCCAAGGTGATGTTGGAAATAATTTGCTATCTGCATTTCTGTATGATCAGGAACGGCCTCCTCAGAGCCGATCATAACCCGGTTCGTGTCTAGATTTCTCCATATCTTGGGGAATGCAGAGTGCTCTTGCATCAGCTTCGTAACATTTGAGGAGTGCTGATATAGAGTCTTTACCCCCTTTTCATTCTGCTTGAAAGCGAGATTGTACCGTGTGATGAGACTAGAAGGGCTTTGTACGAGGTCGAGCGGATTAATCTTGGGTAGAGAAAAGAACAGATTTCTAGCTTCCGGCCCCCACGTCTGGATGAGGTCGTCGATCTTACCGGATGGGTTGAGAATCTCAACTGTGTATCCGCTCTGCACGAGTGCGTTCGCGAAAGTTCCGTATGCAGCGCATATATCGTATCTAAGTACATCGCCATCTGGGATGATAAGGAACTTAGAGATGCCTCTGATAGCTGCGAGTTCTCTAATCCATGGATGGACGCCTCCACTACCACTTGGATCTCTCCACATCTGAGCACCACCGATGCCAAACGCGGGAAGTCCGAGGTATTTGATGACGGAAACTGTCTTCTTTTCTCCCTCGCAACAGATGAGTGTATCACCTTGTATCTCCAATGTCTTGGGTGGAATGTATGGTAGGAACGGAGGAAGACCGTACTTGGCACTCTGCTCAGCCGAGGGCTGTGTGTATCTCTGTGCTCGGGAGAACTCTGGGTACTTCATCCTCTTACGGAAGAAGATAAGCTCCCCTCCAGCAGTAGTAAGAGGATTGCCTTTGAGGTCGAAGTAGGGGATTACATATCCAGCCAGAGCTCCCTCTTGGAGAGGTAGACCAGAAGGAGCGTAGGATTCTAAGTCTTCTGGATCGAGACCAGATCTCTTAAGATCTGATAACATGAACTCTTGGTTCAGTTCATTTGTAGCTTGAAAGAATTGAGTCGCAACAAGTCCCGGCATCTTAAACCGGCGAAATGGCACTGATGACATCGATGCTCCAGCTTGCAATCTGCGTTTTAGATTGCTATCATGGTTGCTAGTTGGGCTTCCACCTACCGGCCCGACTATCTTGAAGAGGGGAGTTTCCTAGCGGGGCTCCCCTCTTCCTTTTTAGCGGATCGAGTGTTGGTACCAGTGTACCCCTCCGCAACCCCGGGAGCAATTGACATTACGCAAGATTATGCGGAGTGCTATACTGGGTATGTAGATAAACAAGGTAGGAGGGACTTACAATGTCCAAAATCAGTGTAGAAGACCGTAAGCGCAGATTGCGCCAACTTAGGAGTCTTGGCGCTCCTAAGTGGATTATAAAGAATGAGCAAGCAGAGCTCGTGGCTTTGCGACTTAAGCTCACCCACAGCCAACTCACATCTCTTGTGGCTAAGCATGTTCTTCCATTAATGGATGGCCATGCAGAGAACATTGGCCCTGGAGTTACGATAGCCTTTTAGGAGGGACTTACAATGTCCACGAGAAAGCTTAAGCTCGCTAGAGAGCTCACACCGGAAGACTTGCTGGCCATCAAGGCTGTAGCGTTCTTCACCCAGACTGCAATTCACCTCGGCGCAACGGCCCGGCTGGATGCAGACAACATTGTCTACTACATGGGCTGCGCCGATCGCGTGCAGGACCTTTTAATCGAGGAGACGTAAACATGTCCGAAGGGAGGACCTTGAAGGTTCGTGTGACTGTGTCTATTCCAAAGAATCTACCAGACACTGCCTACACGGCAATTCTGGAGGAGTTGGATGCATGGGGTCCACCACGAACCATACAAGAGCTCGGGGCAACGGTGTTTTACGACTTTGAGATAGAGGTGAAGACATGAAAACCATCGCTCTCGCGTGCGCGGTAAGCTTGCTGACCGGCTGTGCGGCGCTGCCGACCCACGTCAAAGTGGAGGTTGAGCACATTTCCCATCCCCTCGCGGGCTGGCCGTGCTCTGACAAATACACCGAGGATGCTGTTACTGAGGCATCCACACTCGCAGTGTGGCGCAGCGAGCACCTGTACTTGGAGGCAGGTGTCGGGTACAACTTGAAAGGAGCCAATGGTAGTGGCTTCTATGGCCCGGCCCTCACGGGCATTGTCCGTGCAGGGGCGGAGATAAAGGTAAGGAGGTAGGATGATACCAGTTGGAACATGCGTTGAGTTGATTGCCAATCCATACGCAGGATTGGAGGGTACCACGGGAGTCGTGATCGGCAGCACCAAGGATGGAACCGTTATGGTCCAGATGGACGACGGTTGCTACGACAACGACGACTATCCCGAGGGGATTGTACAGGTGGAAATTGAACGATGCACGGTGGTGAAATGAACATCAGAGTCAAGACAACAAAGACCTACATGTCCGACCGGGGTGACGAGTTCATCCTTCAGGACATGGAGGCATCTCATTTGATTAATGAGATCAAGCACCATTCCGACCAAGTGGAAGGACTGGAGAACACTCTGGCCGACTTGGGAAAGCACATGTCGGAGCAGTACATTGAGAACATCCGCAAGAGGATCGCTAATCTGAAGATTACGATCAACGTTCTCATGGACGAGCTTGCGTCCCGCGATCCTGACAAGGATGAAGATCGGGAAGAGTGATGTGGCTCACAACAAGGATTTTGAGCAAGTCATCCGGAAAGCTGAGAATGCCGGGTGGAGATACCAACAAGGGAAAAAGCACGCGAGGCTGATTTCTCCAAATGGGGAGGAATACATCTCTGTCTCTGTTACTCCCTCAGATGTGAATGCAGGGAGACAACTCCTAAGAGACTTAAAAAGGAAGGGATTTGTGGAAAACTACGTTCCTGAAAAACCAAACATCGTCTATAAGACGCCTGAAGTGGATCCTGCAGTTGAAGCGGCGAAAGCCATAGATCAACGGATACAGGACCACACAGCGGCCGGAGCAGCCAGACGGTTCCTGCGGGAGAACCCTGACAAGACCCACACGGTTGACGAAATCTCTATGGTGGCGATGGCGAGAGTTCCAAGCGCCAACAAACTCGCTGTCCAGGCTGCCATCAGCGGAATGGTCAACAAAGGAGAAGTCACCCGAGTTGGCCGTGGCTTGTACCGATGGGGAGAGAAGGGCGCCGGCAAAACAGACACTCCACCACCAGCAGAGCCTGCTCGTCAAGTGAATATTGGAACTCTCACTGGCGATGCATCCCTAGACCAGGACCTTGAGGCAATAGACCAAGCGCTGGTCGCCCTTGGGGTCATTGAGGAGGTAGTCCAGCGCGTACACGCGAAGGTTGAGAAACTGGCCGAACTTAAGAGGATGTTGGGATGATTGAATCACCTCAAATGCATGCTCTTGCGCGCATGATGCGCAAGGGAATTCGCGAAGATGGAAATAACGATCTCACTGTCGTCAAGGAGATGTCTCAGAAGGCTTTTGATCTGGCCATAGCTCATGCAGTCTTCAGTCTGGTAAAGGACGTGAAAGCTGGAAAGGTTTCCGCCGACGATTTGATGATCACGATGGGAGCGTTCATAACGACTGAGGCTTTCGTGAAGTTCTATCCAGATATCGAGTCAATGGCTGACTGGATCGAAAAGGTGAACGAAATTGAATGGGTACAGGAGAAGACAAATGGAAGATGAAGTAAAGTACATCCGCGATGGGGACCTTGTTCTCATTCGGAATTCCGACACAGGTCGATTCGTCTTCTTCGAGAAGTACAAGACTGTGAACGCGGCCAAGAAGTTCACCAGAGTGCAGACTTTCGGTACCGTGCGCCGGAAGGAAAGCATCATCAAGGAGCACGGCGAGAAGTTCTACCAGGAGCTACTGCAATGAAATTCGTAGCACTGTTCAGTCTGGGGCTTATGATTCTTTGTTCTTGTATCGGTCTAGCAGTTCTAGACCGATTGAATGAAATTGAACGGATCAAAGAGAGGTGCGAACGGAAAGGGTACTTTGAATTCCACGGTCAGACTTACGTCTGCGTTAAGATTCGCCCTACTAAGGAGACTACACTCCTATGAGTCTAAAGCCGGGAGATCGAGTGAGGAAGGTGGCACATCCTCCCGGGGGTGTTTGGAATATCCCTCTCGGAGTTCTTGGAACTATTATTCCAAGAGAACCGGGTTATATCACGAAATTAGTGGACGCTACAGTTCTACTAGATTCTCCCATAAATGGACAGAGAAATTGGGGAATCTATTCTCCAGGATGGGAGAAACTAGACGACAACGATCTTGCAGAGGATGGATTCGATACATTCCATCCAGTCAAGATCGAGGTAGAGGCTTGAGCAAATAACCCTTGCTCCACGGGCCTATCTGCATTATACTTAATACCATTCCCAAGGTAGGTCCCTCATGTCTCCAGAACATCTCGGCATTCTTGTCGATTCGTACTTCAGCAAGAGAGAAGAACGTTTAGCTCTACAGCATCAAGTAGACGCGCTCGAAAAGGAAGAGAAAGCTCTCAAGCAGAGCATAATCGAGCAGATTAGAGCAGAAAAGATTTCAAGCATCGGTGGACGCAAAATGCGAGCCACCATTCAGACGAAACAAAAGCCTCAGGTCAGCTCTTGGCCTGCGCTTTACGACCACATCAGAAGCACGGGTGAGTTTGACCTTCTGCAAAGGCGACTCACAGAAACCGCGGTGTCTGCCCGATGGGAGGAGAAAATCATAATCCCGGGCGTGCAGGCATTCCCTGTAGACGACATATCACTTTCCAAAATCTGAGGTAATTCGTAATGGGTACTGAGATTGTTAACTGGGAGGAACGACTTGCTTCCTCCGCGAAGGAAGTCGCCGCTTTAGAACGCCCGAGTCTTTCCATCATCAGTGTTCGCGGTGGCATCATCTCGTACATGGGGCAGCCTATTCAGCAAAACAAGCTGGATGTAGTAGTTCTGGTGGCCTCCTTTCAGAACAGGTACTACGACAAACCCTTTGATCCGAACAAGCCGGAGAATCCTGTCTGCTTTGCCCTGTCTCTCACTGGAGATGACATGGTGCCGCACGACGATTCACCAGATAAACAGAGTGAGACCTGCTCTGGATGCCCAATGAACGAGTGGGGGTCGGACCCCAAGGGTGGTCGTGGGAAGGCTTGCAAGGCTGCCCGACGACTGGCCGTAATCCCAGCGAACGCATTGGAGAAGGTGGATGAGATCGCTAAGGCCGAGATGGCCATGATCACTCTTCCTGTCACCAGTGGTAAGAACTGGGCGAACTACGTCAACAGTATCGCCAGCCAGTATCAGCGTCCGCCATGGGCTGTTATCACTGAGGTAAGAACTGAGCCTGATATGAAAACTCAGTTTCAGGTAAAGTTCTCCTGCAAGGGCATCGTTGAAAACGAGGCTCTGGGCGCGATTGACTCTCGAATCGAATCTGCAAGAACTGTGCTGATGACTCCGTACGAAGAGAATCAGCAGTCGGACAAGCCAGCGGCTGAGCCGAAGGCGGGTCGGAAGTACTGACTATAAGAAAGAGTGTTTATCACTTCAGCTCTGAGTGAAGTGATCGGGCATCATGTAGTGCGTACAGTTTGGAAATAGGGCCTCCTAACCGAGGCCCCTTTTCCACAAGGAAGGTGTCGATGGATTCTAGAGTCATTGTTACCTGCGACTTTGAAACTGAAGCGATCGTAGGTAATCCTCTTCTTAACCCTCCAAAGCCAGTAGGTCTAGCAGTCTGGGTACCCGGACAAGAACCTGAGTACATGGCATGGGGGCATCCAACAGAAAACAATTGCACGTGGGATGTAGCCCACAAGTATCTTAAGAAGCTCAAAGATAGTGGTTGCGAGCTTCTCTTTCACAACGACGGGTTTGACTTGAGCGTTTGGGAGTACTACTTCTGCAACGCCATGTTCAGATGGGATTTATCGGACTGCTGGAGACGGTTCCATGATACGATGTACCTCCTCTTTCTTAACGATCCTTATGCCAATACTCTATCTCTCAAGCCTTCTGCAGATAGGTATCTTGGTATGGCTCCTCAAGAACAGGACGAGCTCAAGAATTGGATTCTGGCGAATGTGCCAGAAGCGACTCCCACAACCTTCGGGGCTTACATTGCTCGTGCTCCAGGGGATCTCGTCGGTCGTTACGCTATCGGCGACGTTGTACGTACTAGGAGGTTATTTGACCTTCTGTACCCAAAGATAGTAGAGCAAGGCATGGAGGCTGCTTACGACCGTGATCGCAAACTCTTCCCTATAATGATGCGAGGTACGAAGCATGGCATCCGACTTGACAGAGACACGCTTCAACATCATACGAACGTATATACGAGCTGTTTGGAAATTGCTACCGAACGCCTTGCTCAGCGCCTTGGCTGTGCCATTTCTGATCTTGATCACGATGAGTCTTTTGCTGATGCTCTTGAGTCATCTGGTGCGGTTACTGAATGGGTACTTACTGAAAAAGCTAGAAAACGATCGCTTGCTAGGGATAATCTTAAGATCTGTATACCTGAGGTCAAAACACTGATCGATTACCGAGGAGCACTGAGCACCTGTCTAAACGTCTTCATGAACCCATGGCTAGACCTTTCAAGGTCGGACGGCAGACTGCACCCCAACTGGAACCAAGTCAAACAAGCAAGGGAGATGGACCGTGGCAAGAAAAACAAAGGAACTAAGACCGGAAGACTATCGTCGGATTCTCCAAATTTTCAAAACGTCCCCACCGAATTCATCACCCCAACAGGGGATTCCCTTTCAGTTCCTGAGGGACTTCATCCTCTCCCTCAACTCAGACGATATATCCTTCCTGAAGAAGGACACGTCTGGCTCAAGCGAGACTTTTCTTCGCAAGAGTTACGAATCTTGGCTCACTTCGAAGACGGACAACTCTGTACTGCGTACAGACTGAATCCGAACCTTGACGTTCACCAGATGGCAAGGGAACTGATACAAAGTATCATAGGGATCCTGTATGCGCGTAAGGATATTAAGATCACCGGTTTTTCACTTATCTACGGAAGTGGTGTCACTGGTCTTTCCGGTCAATTGGGACGCCCCTATCACGAAGCGTATCAAATACGAGCTTCATATCTTGCTGCTCTTCCTGGCGTTAAGGATCTCATGGACGATGTACAGGCCCGTGGGAAAGCAGGTCAGCCAATAAGGACATGGGGTGGAAGGATTTACTACGTAGAGCCTTCCAAGACGGTGAATGGCCGGTGGATGGACTTTGCGTACAAGCTGCTGAATTATCTCATCCAAGGCAGTGCAGCCGACCAGACTAAGGAGAGCATCAACGATTGGTGGGATGCAAGGCTCGGCCCCGAGGTATTCATGGCTACGGTTCACGATGAAGTGAATATCAGTGCGCCGAAGGATAGGGCAGTGGAGTGTATGCGCATTCTGCGCGAATGCATGAATAAGGACCGATTTGACGTACCAGTCTTGTCGGAGGGATTCATTGGACCCAATTGGGCAGATTTGGAGAGTTGTGCATGAAACTACGAATTCTTAAATTGGAACCGTGGGAGACCGAACCAAATGAAGTCTATCTGATGGTTGCAGTACAAACAAACGATCCTCGTGTAATTATCACGCTTCCAGCGATTCTGCAAAGACAGGATGATGAGAGTGGACACTGGGTGAAAGTGGAGATTAAATCAAATGACGTGGAGCCTATCTCGGTTGGGGACCTACGAGCAGTGTCCCCTGAAGTACAAGTTCCGGTATATAGAAAGGATTCCGGAGAAAGGGGAGAAGAGCGTCGCGGCGTCGAGGGGGATTACTCACCACAAGGCGATTGAGGACTTCATCAACATAGGGGCTCCGCTGCCACAGACGATGAGCTTTTATGAGTCATTTCTCAGCGGCTTGCGCGGCCACGGGGTCGCTGAGCACAAGGTTGCACTTGATTCTAAATGGCAAGTCGTGGCCTGGGATGCCGAGGATGTGTGGCTCAAGGCTGTGCTGGACTATAAGGTCCCACAACCGCCGAAACTAACCATTTACGACTGGAAGACTGGCAAGATTTACCCAGACCACGATGATCAGAAGCATCTCTATGCGATGATCGAATTTGCCGAGCATCCAGACGTAATTGAGATTGACGCAATCCATATGTACGTGGATCTGAGGAAGAATACGAAGAAGACGTACCGCAGGGAATGGGTTGAAGCTGGACGCCAGAAGTGGCAACATAGAGTAGATGTAATGGAGAACGACAAGGGGTTCATTCCCAACCCGACCTATGGGTGTCGTTTCTGCCCATATAGGAAGGAGGTAGGCGGACCATGTCGATTTTAGACTGCAAAGAGTCATGTCCTCGCTGTGGTAAGGGTCCGTTAGACTTTAAGTCACTGTGTTCCGATGCTTACATCTGTCGTTTCTGTGGAGAAACGATTAGCGGATTGGAGGTTTTCTGTGTTAGAGAAAGAAATAGAGAACAAAGTAGTGCGATGGGCGATAACTCACGGGTTCCTAGCCCCGAAGGTAAGGTTCGTTGAAGACGGTTACCCAGACAGACTGTTCATCTCCCCCAAAGGGCACACGATCTTCATAGAATTCAAACGTCCGGGAGAGTTACCGACCAAGCTGCAACTCTATAGGATAGCTCAGCTTAAGGCCCGAGGTGTACCAGCATTCTGGAGTGACAATGTCATCGAATCAATTCGCTATCTCCAAGCCGCACTGGAACCCGCATCCGTACCAGGAACGGGCGATCAAGATGCTGTTGTCACAAGCTTCCGGAGGACTGTTTCTGGACCCCGGTCTGGGCAAGACCAGCACAGTTCTGGCGACGTTCAAGATACTGAAGTCGCAGGGGCTGGTGAGCAAGATACTGATAGTAGCTCCGCTTCGCCCGATGTACAAGGTATGGCCGGACGAGATAAAGAAGTGGTTCGAATTCCAGGATATGACCTACTCGATATTACACGCGGAAGTGAAGGAATACAACCTGACAGCGGAAGCGGACATATACCTGATAAATCCTGAGGGGATCACATGGCTATTCGGAAGAAGCGAAAGACCGCAGTTCGACATCCTGTGCATAGACGAGAGCACAAAGTTCAAGAACTCGACGACACAACGCTTCAAATCGCTAAAACCGTTTTTGCAGTCATTCAAAAGGAGATGGATCCTTACAGGAACTCCGGTGCCGAATGGGCTCGAGGACCTGTTCGGGCAGATTTACATATTAGATCTGGGGAGGGCACTAGGGAGATACATTACTCACTTCAGATCGAACTTCTTCGAGAGAGTGGGATTTTCAGTGTACGACTGGAGACCGAGGAAAGGAGCCTTCGAGGAAGTCGTAGAGCGAATTTCACCTTTGATACTTCAACTCTCAGCGGAAGATTATTTGAAGATGCCGGAGATCGTAAACAGAGAGATCAATGTTACTCTCCCGAAAGTGGCGATAGATCTGTACCGAGAGGTAGAAAATGAGTTCATAGCTGAACTCGAAGGGGGAAATCTTGTCGCAGCTAACGCCGCCGTGGCTGGAATTAAGTGCCGGCAAATCGCCAACGGAGCAGTATATGCCGAGATGGACGGTGCAGAGCGTGACTATGCGGTTGTGCATGACGAGAAGCTGGAAGCTTTGGAGGATATACTTGAGGAGTTGGGTGGAGCTCCCTGTCTTGTCCTATACGAATTTGATCACGACCGTGAGCGTATCCTGTCCAAATTCGGAAAAGTGCCGGTCCTTGGTTCTGGCATTTCGGGGGCGAAGCTGGATGCACTTATCAATCGTTTCAATGCCGGAGAAATTCCTATCCTTCTTGGGCATCCAGCATCCATGGGACACGGCCTCAATTTGCAAGGTTCCTGCCACCATGTCATATGGTTTGGGATTACATGGAATCTTGAGTACTACGATCAAGCCATTGCTAGAGTTTACCGTCAGGGGCAAAAGAGTGAGCGTGTATTCGTCTACCACATTATAGCGAAAGACACGTACGACGAGAAGGTACTGAAGACACTGGTGTCTAAGGACCGGGGGCAACAAGGTCTGTTAACTATGCTCCACGAGCATAGGGAGATCAATTTTGGAGAATAAGTGGGACATAATCGTTTGGTTCGACGAAGACGATGATGTCGTCTGTAAGGCATACACAGACATGGGGCAAGACTTCATGCGTATGCTGTTTGAGGGAATTCGTGGCGACGAAACTGTTGAGATTTTGATGAATCCAGACGAATTCGTCGCCCGAGTGGGGGATACTTTGAATGTCGGGTTCAAGTCTCCCCAGACTGGTATAATTCACCCGATGCGAGAGAAGTTTCTGCACTAAATCTGGAAGAAATAGTGCTTGCTAGAAGGAAAGGACTGTGTTAGCATTCATATCTGTCAAGTGTTTTGACAGGTCCAACAATTCAGGAGATTATTATGAGCGATCCCGCTCCGAAGACTGCACCCGATCTGACTCCTCCGACGAAGGCTGCCGCCGCAGCGAAAGCTCCCAAGGAGCCCAAGGCTGCGAAGGAACCCAAGGCTCCGAAGGAGAAGAAGGAAGCCAAGCCGCGTGGGAACTATGGCTACTCGGTGAACGCAACGATTCGCATCGTGCCGGACAAGGAAGTGAAGTATCGTGGCCAGCGCGCAGACTGGTTTGCGAAGGTCAAGGAGTTCGACGGCAAGAAGGTCAGCGAATTCAACGAGGCCATGAAGGGACGCACGAACGGAAAGGGCACGGTCCAGACCCCCTCGGGCTGGCTGCGCTTCTACGTTCTGGATGGCAGCGTGAAGCTGGAGGGTGGAGCCCCGGCCGAGGCAGCCGCTGCTGCCTGAACGTTCCCGCGTTGCGTAATAAGAGCCGAGCAGAGATGCTCGGCTCTTTTCATTTGTGGAGAAAAACTTGAAAATACTCCTTACTCTATTTGAAATCCAGGACTATGGTGGAATTGTAGGTGACGTCGAATTTCTTATGAAGGGGTTGAAAGAACATGGACACCACGTTGATCTTGTCCTTTTGCGGGATTCTGATAGAGATGTCTATATCAGAAAGCCAGAAGGACCGACTGGTTCGTACACTTCAGTCAGTGGGGGTCAAGCTAATACCCTCGCAGGGTGGTATGGAATTCCGGTCATGGGCTATGGGAGCCCAGCACGTATCCGAGCATGGCAGTCTTTTGCAAATGGATATGATCTTGTTATCCACGAAATCCCCGGGCCCAAACTCGTGGATGAGACGAACTACGACTGGAGAGATATCTACGACATCAGACCAGTCCAAATTATCGCGGCTCACGACGCACACTTTAGAGACATGTATCCACATATTAGAGAAGTCGCCGACCGAATCACCGCCATTACCTGCACGAATCCAGCAGGTTATAAAGCTCTTGAGTGGTGTCCTATCCCAAGGGCCTTCATCGGAGCCGCCCACGAAGTAAGGGATTGGACGAACGATATCCCGTGGGGTAGGAGACACAGAACTGCCTGCTGTGCTCATGTGTGGAAAGCATGGAAGCACATGGAGAAGGTGGTCGGAGCGGCACCGCTTATCTGTGAGAATACTTTCCTGTGGATGGCTGGAGACGGAATCGAACGGCGTTACATGGCTTCTCCAGACCCCAACAAGGTGAAATATCCAGGGCTTTGGGGAGCAGCCAGAAAGAACACTCACAAATTCGCTTATTTCGGATTGATGACTCATTCAGAGCTGTTCTCCAGATACATATCTACTCAACTCATGGTAGACATGTCGTTCTCCAAGAAGTTCTACGCCTTGGGAAATCACTTCAACCGTAGTGTCATAGAAGCCTACAATACTGGGATGCTCCCCCTCTGCACAGTGGAGAACATGCTCGATGAAGGAATGCAGCGACAACTCTTCAAACACGGAGAGACCCACATCGGCATACCAGCTTCCTCGGACTACGAAGACGTTGCTACGGCGATTGATTGGTGTCTTGATCTATCATCTGCAACAGTCGAACGAATCATCGCCAATGGGCGTGAGATCCTTAAAGAGCACTTTGACTATAAAAGGACAAGTCTACAATATCTCGATCTGGCAGCAGGGAAGCCCGCCGGAATATATCCTAACCTTGAAACAGGAAGGTGGCCAGAATGAACCAGCAGTACGCTGATGCTCTATTGTACTGGATTGAAGAACGCGAAAGGATCCGCGTTAAGAAAGAGGCTGGTGAGCCGAAACCATGGAGCGATGATCCAGTATTCAAAACGACCTATTTCTGCAACGTCCACCGGGAGGACGACAAGGTCACGAAATGGATACGTAAGTTCTACAGTCCGTTTGTCTATGATCCTATGTTCGAGTACAACATCGTTCTCTCCAGGTTTGTGAATAAACCATCATCTCTTGAGGAGATCGGGTATTTGTTGGATCATAACCCAGACAGAATTGAAGACATCATGTCTCGTCCTGGAACATGGGGAAATGCCTATGTGATTACGACTCACGGCATACCCATGTCGAAAGCCCGGTACCTAGCCCAGAACGTGCTCGGGGGCGCGTATCGAAGCCTACAGGCGCTCCGTTCATATGGGGCGCTACCCACATGCAGGGCTATGCATGAGCGGCTCCAGGGGCTCGAGGGGCTGGGATCGTTCCTGGCTGCACAGGTAGTCGCAGACCTGAAAAACACCGAGTGGCATCCGCTCTACACAGCAGAGGATTGGTGGACTTTCGTGGCCCCCGGACCTGGGAGCATACGTGGACTTTCGTGGTTCACCCACGGCAGACCTGATATGATGACTACTACGGGGTTCCAGGGAGGATTCCAGATAGTTCGTGACTTCATAGACAAGAACTGTCCTGTGAAGATGTGCAACCAGGATTTACAGAACTGTTTGTGCGAATTTGACAAATACTGTAGAGTACGAACTGGCACTGGTCGAAGCAAGAGAGGGTACAACGGATGATTCACGGGATTACTGAGCGAAATATACCGAGGGCTTTCGCCGAAATGGTGGAAGTTCTTCCCATTCTGGCCAAGAAGGAGAGTTCACGGAATGGTCCAGTCTTGACTATTACGAATCCATTCTGTCTGGAGATTACACATCCAGAAGAACGAGTTCTGTTTGATCCCTACAGGGATGCGAACCCATTTTTCCATATGATGGAATTTATTTGGATGATGGCAGGGTCAAATCAGGTTGCATGGCTTTCTCAATTCAACAAGCGCATGGCCGAGTACAGCGATGATGGACATATCTTCCATGCAGCTTATGGGCATCGCTGGCGCAAGGCGTTCGGGTGTGACCAGATACAACATATCGTAGCTATGCTGACGTCAAATAAGAGCGAACGCCGGGCAGTCATGGCGATGTGGAGTCCAACTCTAGACTTGGGAATAGCCAGCAAGGATCTCCCCTGTAACACCCAGATCATGTTCCGCATGGTGCTTGGTTCTTTGGACATGACTGTCGTAAATCGTTCAAACGACATGATCTGGGGGATGTTCGGAGCCAATGCAGTCCACATGACAATGCTGCACGAACTAATCTCTCGCGCCATTGGCGTCCCTACCGGAGTTTATCGGGTGTTCACAACGAACCTCCATGTGTACCCTGAGATGCCTCGGTTTCAGGAAATCATGGACAAGTGCAAGGTCCGAGATGATCGTTATGCAACGGCGAAGCTGAAACCATTTCCACTCCTGGGCGAGGGAGAGAAACTACAAGACTTTTTGAGGGACTCGGAAGAATTCATACTAACTCCGGAAATAAGTGGGTGGCGAACAAACTGGTTCCTGAACGTGGCGCAACCGTTCTACAGAAAGTTCATGCAGCGAGACACGAGTGTGCTCTGTATGGCACAGGACTGGCAAGTCGCAGGTAATGAGTGGTTAGAAAGGAGAATGAAAGTTGAAAAGTAAGATTGTCATAGCTGATTTGGACGGCACTATAGCTCTTGATCATAAGAGGGCTAAGAGACATCTGCACTTGAAGTGTGAGTGTCATAAAGAAAGTCCTACCAAGATGCCAGAATTCAGTTGCCCGAAGTGTCGTGGCAAAGGGCTCTGGCACAACTGGGACGACTACTTCGCCGAATGCTTGAGTGACGAAGTCAACGAACCAGTTGTCGAGATTCTGCGGGCACTCTCGAAGAAATACGAGATTCGTATTCTTTCAGGCAGAAGCGCCGCAGTAGAGGAGAAGACGATAGAATGGTTGAGGAAACATGACGTTCCATATGATATCATAAAACTAAGACCAGTGGACAACAGAGTAGACGATCATGTCCTTAAGGTCTCATGGGTCAAAGGATTCGAAAGGGACATTCTGTTCGTTCTTGAAGATCGTCAGAGGGTCGTAGACGCTTGGCGTCGCGAAGGGTTCACTTGCCTTCAGGTAGCACCTGGAAACTTTTGAGGGGTATAATACATCATGGCCAAAAAGCCTTGCGCTCTATATCAAAATCAGTCGAATGGTGGGATTCTCAACGACGGTTCAGCCTGCCGTGAGTGTGGAGCTCCTGCCTCTGAACATGAAGGGTATCAGGGGCAGCCCGATGCCGGAAACTGTGGGCCATTCATCCGCCAAGCCAACGACCGTCAGGTAGGGGGAAGTCACTACAAGACGGGAGGGGAGGAGCACTGGGACCGTCAGTGGCGACTCTATGGTCGCGGGTATTTCGTGGGGTGCATCACGAAGTATGTGGAGCGATATCCCAAGAAGAAGGGAATAGAGGATTTGGAAAAAGCCCAACACTTCCTTCAGAAGCTGATAGAGCTTGAAACGGAGTACGGTGCAGGAGGTATTCCGCCAGGAAATGGATAAGACAGGAAAGAGGTCCAGGTTAGTCACCACTCCTCTTTCCAAGCCGGCTGGATTCTCCCGGTGAGGGGAGAACCTTTCAAACCTGGGGCGGCAGGGTGCTCGGCACCGCCCACCACTTTATGAGGGAGTAATGAAAGACATAAATTTGATTCTTCATGAATACAGTCATGCGGTTGCGAAGGCAATAAATGATGCCAAGGTAACTCCGCCAGAGGAATTTAAGGACTCAGATGAGAAGAGCATCTGCGCACTCATGGTCGTAGTAGGCAGGGAGTCTGAGGGTCCGCCTGTAGCGACTTCTCTGAATTGGGACAGGAAGAGTTCCTTCTGGCGTGTTGATCCGATGGCGCAGGAGGGGGTTTCAGTAGAACAAATGTAGATATGAAGGAGGTCCTGGGATGCGCCTCCTTTAGGAGGGCGGCCTAGCCCGAGAGTAAGAACTAGCCCAAGATACCACCACAGGAGTCCCGGCTCCGTTGACGGTCTGTGAAGCCGCCCCAGCGGTGAACAGATAAGCTAGAAGGCCCTGAGAGCCCGGTTTAGTTCGCTAGACCGGGCTTTCTTGTACTTGGACCAAAAACCGGCCGCCTGTCGACGTTCGAGAGCCACGTTTGGCACCCTACCCGCTACCCTAGCCTATGCCCAAAATGCCCCGCTGTCGAAGCATTATACGCAGGCGCTTGTAACCCCTTGTTTTATAAGGGGTTAATACGTCCAAAGAGTTGGTCGAGGCTGATTTGGTGCGTTGGGGAGGTCGTCGAGGTGTATGTACCGGGCCCCACCCTTTTGGTTCAGGCCGAATCCGGTAAAGGTATTCATATCCAGTGCCTTCCACAGAAGGGTTAAGGCGTCGAATCTGGATATGAGAATGTCAGCGGCGTGACCGGTCGTGTGAGGACCGGTCGCACCAGTATGGCTGACGTCAGTATTATGCTTCGGACAGCGGTATCCACTGGATATGATCATTGTCTTTCCGAACACTTCACGCAGGTCGTCGAGCTTCTTCACGAATGCAAGGTCAATCTTGTTCTCCTTGCATCCGCAATGGCACCCGAATTCCTCCAGTTTGAAGTGTTTTAGAACCATGATAGTATCCAGTGGATGATCCTACTCAACAGTGAGCGACGGTGCTGCGGGCTTGGGGAGAGGGAAACTTTTGCAGCCCTCGGCACTGAGTGCCGACTCCCCTAGCGCAACAGTCTGCGCGCTGACGTTGAAGCAGGTCTCTCCATAAGGCAAGTTCGTAGCCGTGTAACTCAGGACTGTCAACCCCTGAGCCACTTTCGTCTTCGAACTAGATCCCTTAGCCCCCTGATAGACGTTGTACGTCACTCCTGTGATCGTATTGCCATCAGTATCCTGTGTCGTGGCAGTCCAGGATAGCGCGGCAGTTCGTGCGGGAGCCGCCGCGTAGGCCAGAGTGCCAAGGACTGCGCCACAGAGAACGAACAGTCCGAGGACGAAGATTGCGAACGAGTTCTTCATGGCTTCCACCCTTGAATTGCGGCATGGGCAGCGTCACTCTGCTCCTTAAGAGTATTCCATTCCTCAGGGGTAGGCTCTCTGCCTTCGTCTGCCATGGCCTTGACAGCAGAGACCAACGCCTTCAGTTGGTCCGCACCCTCGGCGCCGCGCTCCACTGCCAAGGCAGCGAGGTCCAGCACCGACTTGATAGCTGCGCCGCGAGCGCCGAGGGCGGGATCAGTTGCGATGCTCGAAAGCGATCGCAGAAACAGTAAAATGAGTTCTAGCATGGACCTTTCTCCTGTACAACAATGACGAGACAACGAACTTTGGGAACAGCATCATCGTACCATTTCTTCAGGTTGGTGGCAGCGATGGTCAGCTTCTCCTTATCTGAAGTCCCAGCCTGTAGCTGAAGCTTAATGGAGAGAAGACTGTCAGCGGCTACCTTCAGTTGATCAATCGAGGGCTTGGCCACTGCGTCTGCCTGCTGGATAGCTCGCTTCACGCTGTTGGGGATTTCAGGACTCTGAATCAGCTTCGCCCCCTGCTGCTCGAAGATAACGAACGTACCATACAGAGCATATGACTTCTGCTCTGTAGTCTTGGCAGCCGAAAATGGGTTCAGGCTGGCACAGGCCCCCAGAGCCAATGCCATTGAAACGATAAAGACTTTACTCAGTGTGCGCACGTAGACCTCCTTTGAAGAACAAGCCGCTGATAACAGTGATTAAACCGGCGATTGCGGCTGTTACCTCGCCGGGCATTTCAATATTGTAAAATTCCTTTAGAATCCATGCACCGATAACTGACACGGGGATGCCGATACCTGCGCTGGCGATAGTGCTATTTGATGGATTCATGACCTGTACTCCCGTAGTTCCCGAATGTCTGCCTTCAATTCCTTGAAGGACTCGTTATCGCTATCCTGGTGATCCCTCAACAACTGCTTCACCCACTTCATGTCGTTCTTCAGAATCGCCACAGTGAGGATTTGGCCGAGAATCACGAGTCCCACTTGTATCCATTGCTCCGCTGTCAGTTGCATCTTTCTTTTCCCCTTTCACAAATTGTGGAAAAATCTCCACTTCGATAATCTGCTTCCCCACGTTGTATGGTAGATTCTGGGCGAGGACATCTAGGACCATCGCCATTGTCTTCGGATTCAGAGTAATCGTAACCGGACCATTTAGCTGAATTTCCATTTGGGACCTCTATTTGAACGGATTGATCAACATGACTGAAGAACCTACTCCAGTGAATACAGGACTAGATCCTGTACCCCATGTCCAAACTGACGGAGGGCCAGCAGAATATGTGGCGCTGGCGGAAGTATAACGGCGAAAATTCCCTGCAGAATCCTTTACCACGACATACCTAAACCAACTCTGTGCGATGGTTGGGGCCATCCATATAGCAAAATCTACAGCAGGTCCGGTGAAGACAGCAGTGATCGGTACAGCACCACCTGAAACACCATAAGATCCTGGGGATAGAGCCCCAACTCCTGATGAGTCGGAATAACCCCAATTTCCACCGCCTATGTTTCCAATCGTGATGGCAAATTTCTTAAAGTCAGCAGCAGCATCTACTCCTGGGGGGATCATGTGAGTCCAGTTCCCCAAATTTTCCAGTTTCCACTTCCTGCGGCGTGCCAAGCTGTAGCGATCCCCGCCACAGCTAAGGTACGAGAACCTGAACTTGTGGTGCCGGAACCATTAAGCCAATCCAAATTTGATGAAGCGGCAATGGTCAAATTTCCACTGCCTTGATTGACTATGGTAACGATTCCTGACGTAGGGGGATCAGAATCCAATGTGAAGGTGTGGCCACCAGCACCGTTGTAGTAGATTCCACGCCCATTGTCTGTAGCCGCAGTGTTGTCGCTACTAGAAATGATGCGATAGTTGAGACTCCTGTACCCCAATTCCTCATTGTTGACGTATACAGAGCCAGCAGAATTCAGCGTGCCAGCGCCCTTGTCTCCACCCGTAGGAGCCCCAGTCGTGATACCACCATCTCCATAGATATTAAGAAAATCTACGCTTTGGGCCTTATTCCGCACATAGAATGCTCGGTCACTGCTGTTTGTTCCTGCGGAAACTATTAGCCCGAAACTTTGACTGGCAGTGGCCCCAGCGTCTACGTTGAGTGTATAGACATTGGAAAGTCCATTTACGACCAGCGCGTTTCCGCTACTCGGAGCGTTGATCGTAACGCCTCCTGTTGCAGCAATACGTATGGCAGCGACATTGTTAGCTATCAAATCCAACGGATGGCTATTCACGCTACCTATTGCGACTACTCCGGCACCCCCTCCACGGACTCGAAAGAAACGCGTTCCGTCGTTTACGTCAAGCCAAATGTCGGATGCTCCCGAAGTACCCGACACAGTGAACGATGTTCCACTACTCGGCGCAGCAATGGTGTGATTGCCCGTGCTGTTCACGCTCCAGCGAAGAGTCGTGTTGCTGGCGATCGCGACAGTGTTAGCAGCCGACAGGTACATGCCGTTGGATGGAACGGTGCTGGCAGTAGGAACAAGTGCACGAGCAGAGAGACCAGCACTTGTGATACCAACGACGTCGACTCCACCAATGGCATGACGGAAGTCGCCGGCACCCGCGCGATACCATCCGGAAGTAGTCTCCAAGGACCAAGTGTACCCTGGAGCTCCGATAGTTCCGGCATAAGCTTTGAGTCCAGCCAGCATCGCTCCATCACCAGAGCGATCTAATGAGTCAGTTATCGCTGTGGCGATGTCGGACAAGGTCGTATTCGCCCAAGTGGACGAAATGACCGTGTTCGTTACGACCGGATTACCGGCCGGAAGCGAGTAGTTTCCGTTTATATCACGAGGCATGGACTACTCCGCGCCGTTTTCGAACCGAATCCATTCCTGGTAAGACACAGGCTCCAGACCTTGGATCTTTCGTTCCTGGTTGTAGAGCTGATACCCTCTCATCTTCGTCGGCATGAAGTTATCAGCCGACGAAGGACTCTGAGGATTCTGCACTACAGAGCCATCAGGAAGACGTCGTACTGTGGCTGGGCCGCGCTGGTCCATGGGGACGTTTCCACCGCGCAGGGCTTCCAGAAGAATCTTAATGTTGTCAGGGAGTTCCATATTCTGATCCTAATTGAGTCGTGGAAGTATTACGAACGAGACGTCCAACGTCCTCAGCAATCGTTGGATTATTCTCCAAGAAATCCGTTACCATCTTCTGGGCAGCAAGGTCTCCCATGAGGGCCTTCTGCATAGTCTTGGTGGACAGCATTTGAGCTCCGCCCACAGCCATCATGGCAGGAATCACAGAGTGTGTCAGAAGACTGGTACCAATGAGACCACCTGCACCGACCCACTTGGATCCACGACCGACAGCCTTATCCTTCGTGGCCGCAAGAGTCGTCTGTGCGAGATCCAGCATCTCGCTTCCTTCTCCAGAAGCCCTCGCAAGCTGGTTGGGGGAGAAGTTACCACGATTCGGCTTGGCAGACTTGGCAGCCTTGGCCAGAGGCAAGAAGCTCCTATATGGTGCGGTCAGGTCATTGTACTTGGCGAGGTCAGCCATGTTGCTGGCCCGACCACCCTGCTTGAGTTCAGTGCTGATAATCTCGTCAATGTACTTCTGGGCAGTCTCGATCGGGCCCTTGGCGACTCCCTCGGACTTACCCCACGAGCGACCAATGGCGTTCTTGACCTCCAGCATGTTCTTTCCATCGATAATCGGTTGCCCAGAGGAGAACCGCGCCATGTGCTGATCAGCTTCCGTAGCCACCTTATTCAAGGTGACATCGTCAATCTTGGGGAACTGCTGTTTAATCCGCTGAATGAGTTCCTGCCTGAAGTCAGTTGGCACGTTGAACACGTACTGCTCAATCGTGTCAGCGTAGCGCTTGTTGAATTCACGACGAGCGTCACGTACGAATCCACCAATGTTATCCCCAACATCCTTGGGAACAGTCATACCAACCGGAGCAGCCTCGTTCGCAGCAATACGACGCATTGCTGAAGTCACACCAGCAGCCTGATTCTCCAAGCGCTCAGAGGTACCTGGGACCATGGGCAGCAGTTCACGGTAACCGGCCTTCGTCATGCGGCTAAGAGTATCTTCATCAGTGGCAGCCTGAGCCAAGGGGAGAAAAATCTCCTCACCGTGCTGTCCTGCCAGATGCTCAAGATCCTTGGCAGCCTGTGACTTTTTGACCAGTCCACGGGTCATCGCACCGCCGACTTTACCAAGGACTGACATGCCTCCACCGAGACCACCGCCAAACAGAGCAGCAGAGTCCTCCTGCCCTACATCCGCGTTGGCTGCCGCATTACCAGCCCCTTCGAGGGCACTTTGTACGGGGCGGCTAGTGGCTACACGGGCAGCGCCTTCGAGCGCCGGTGCGCCTCGAGAAAGCGTTTGGAGCAGTATATTGCGGGCAGCGTTAGGTATACCCACCGGGAGCGTGGGAATGGTTTCTCCAGTCATCTGCATGACTGTTGAACCAGGAGTTCCCTCAAGACTCTTGCGAGCCTTCTGGTCCTCAATTCTGGCTTCGTCCGACACCCAATTAGGCTCCAACGCCTTTGGGAGTACAAGACGAGTCATACCACCAAGGACGCGCTTCATGCCAGCGCCGAGGTTCACCAGTAGCGGATCATCTGCGGCGTACTCAGGCATACGAATTTCGTTTATGGGACCAGTGAAGTCTTCCTGAGAAGGAATGTCGTTATTCGGCTTCACATAATCGCGGAACACCTTCTGGCCGACCGGCTCTGGGTCAAGCTTGGTGTTCTGCAACTTCCGTACAAACCGATTGTACGGATCGCTGTGAAATTGATCGTATGGACTCATTTCAGTTTAGGCGTGTACTTCTCAGGATCGAGGCCAAGTTCTTTCAACTTTTCCTGGAACTGCGGCAAGGTTTCCGGATGCTCGGCAAGATACTGCTGCGCACCCTCCATGTCGAAGTTCTTCGGTATACCAAGATCTCCATTTGTAGTGGAAAGACTTGAGTAAGAACGGATGGCCACAGGGTCATATCCTTCAGACTCAAGACCTTCTGACAGAGCCTTCTGGGCGTGGGAATAGACCTTCTGCATGACCTTCAAGCCCTCAGCAATCTGCGCATCGGTCTGCGCAGCGCTCGGGTTAGCAGAAGCCCATGCACGCATTTCATTCGGAGTAAGCGTGGCGCCGAACATATTGTTCCGTTGAGCAAGCTCGTACCATCGCTTGTAGTTCTGCCACTGCAGAGCAGTAGTCTTAGTCCCGTATGACTTGACCTCTCCAGTTTTCTGGTCAATGACGTCATCAGTGCCAGCGCCCTTGGACGCCGCGTAATTGGACGCTTGGCGGAGAGCACTGCCGAGGATGGGAATCTCCCCCACAGCACCTAGCTTTCCACCCTTGGCTTGGAAATTGAGCATCTCGTTGATCGCACTCTGGGCCTGCGCAGTCTGCTTCAGAGACGTTATGTCAGTGGACCGCAACCTAGGGGCCTTTCCTCCCTTCACATTATCAGTGCGATACTGTGCTTCTCTCAAACTCATATCTTGGCCACGACGTCGAGTTTCGTCTTCACGCAAATTATTCGCCATCGTCTCCTTCAACACCTGAGCCATATGGTCCAACTGACCAGTCTGGTATTCACGCGTCTGAGCGTTGTCAGCATCCCTCTGGCGAATGTTCTGAACGTCACCAGCATACTTATCGGCTTGCTGGATCATGTTGTTACCGAATGGTGCCATGACACGATCTCCAGTCATGGCACCGACTTCACCCAAGGTACGACGTCGACGCAGAGCATCGACAAGGAACGCAAGTTCTGTCGGACTTTGGACAGCAGGACCAGTTAGAGCTTCGTATGGATCCATTACTGCACCGGATAGGTCATTGCTCCAGAAGCTTGAGGTCCGGCCGGCATGGTCGGGTCTGGCTGCATAACATTTCTGCCATAGGTCATTCTGGCTTTTCTAAGCTCTTCAATAAGAGCCTTCTGCATCTTCAGTGCGTCCTTCTCAGAACGCATGGCCATCACGTCGCGAATCCCATAGCTCAACTGCTCCAAAGGATTCTGAGCAACCATGACGCGACCATTACCCCGCATACCTGGAGCTTCGCCACGAAGATTCTTGGCCATAGCCATCTGAGCCTGCAGAGCCTGCTGCTGCTCAGGAGCAGTGGAAGACTTCATAATGAGCTCAAAGTCTTCGGGAGTAAGAAATTGTCCATTAGAGGGCTGCATAATTCACCATGTCGTATCCAGACTCATGACGATGCACGATTCCAAGATGAGCCACTTCGTCAGCCATGACGCCAACACCTGATCCACCAGTCTTCCAATTCCAGCGGTAGTAGTTGAACCCTCGAGGATCTTCACCAATCTTACGTATATTGGTCTTAAGTCTACGATCAGAGAACATCATAGCTGTGCCGCCAAGATTACTCACCCCAGACATCATACCACTGATGGCAGACTGCTTGGCGTTGAAGGCATCAAGAGCTGACTGATACTGATCCTTTGCGGCTCCGGAATAATCTGTTCCCCCAGAATTGCCAGCAGCATTGAATCCTGAGAACTGAGGCATATTGACTTGCTGACCAGAAATAAGAGCATTGATCTCGTTAAGTGAGAACCCACGCTTCTGCATTGCCTCAGCAATCTGCTGCATACGAGCATTGTTACCGAAGTTGGCAGACTGCAAGTTCTGAGAAAACTGATTGTTAGATCTAGTGTCCCCAAACTCGCCAAGACCAAGACTCTGTTGGAAGGCACGAGTAGCTGCGTCGTTGGCAAAAGCTCCGCCAGTGGCTGTCTCGCCGAAGAGTTGACCGCGAGCACCAAGATCCATTCCCTGCATACGAGATGCCTCGTTGCCAGCACCGATGGTAGCTGACATGGAAGCATCGTTGCGAGCATAGGACTGTTGGTCCTGAAGATCTCGGACCGCCTGATCGTAAGCCTGATCTCCAGGCTTCAACCCCTGATTCCTAAGGCGAGTATCAAGCTGTTCAGAAGCCCTCTGCATCTGAGGATCGTTGCGCGCCGACCACTGATTAAAGATCGCATCCCCAGCCTTGTCGTAATACTTCTGGGAAGGGTCAATATCAGGAAGCCCTGACGTGTCAAGATTCCTCTGGTACTGCTCACCCTGAGGCATCGCACCATACTGTGCCGGACCTCCAGGTCCAAAGGACATAGGATTGAGGTTCCCCCAATCCATCTCCTGCCCGAATTCTTGCTGAGCTCGTGGGAATAGACTGTTGGCAAGATCACTTCTCCCAGACTGCATCTGCATCTGGGAATCAAGAGCATGTTGGAGTTCCGGATCTAGGGTAGTATTCTGCGTCCAATTCTGGGAATAGTAGTCATTCCTCTGAGGCATCAGCTTCAGATATTCTGGATCGTTCGCGTTCTTCCCTAGGCGAGATCCTTGAGCCTGCCAGTCCTGAAGCGCACGATCATATCCAGCTTGATCGAACTGGTCCTCAGAAGTCCATGACGTACTTCCGAAAGGAGTGTTCTGATTTGGACGATTTGCGGCAGTCTGGCTATACGTAGACTGACGATTAGACGCAGCCGTCGCCTGCGCTGCTGAGGTATAGTCAGGTGCGTCCGGAGTGTTCTTGCCCACTAGCCGATCCTCTTGTCAACCAACGACACTCTTCGCGTCGCATTTCCTGGATGACCAGATCGGTTCCAGCGGCATAGCCGTCTTTCACTCGATACGTCTCTCTGAACCCAATTGCTCGGGCTAGAGTCAACGAGGCAGCATTATAGCCGGGTATTACCCCGAGTACAAGCCCCCTATTACCGATCTCAAACGGATACCTGAATGCCTCTCTTACGAATTCACGATCCACCATGCTTCCTGGCTTGATCCAGATGTGCATGACAACCGAATTCTCTGTCCACCCATCGTAACCCGTCATGGCTCCAATTTCTCCGTCAATGACGAGCTTGATACCCTTCATATCGGAGTGGGGTTTGTACCCCAGAAGTTGACACAGAATTGTAAGATCTTCGGCAGTTGCTGGCTCAACTGATTTCATCATATCATTCCACCCTGATCGACCATAATGTCGTATCGGACCAGGATGGTCTCCACGGCGGATGAACCATTCAGCCCGACGGCGATGGTTCTGCCCATACCCGAAGCACCAACGATGTCCTGTACGACGACAAACTCTCCACCCCAAGTTGCAAGATCCCAGAGGGATATAGCTGCATCCCATAGATACCCAAGACCAACAGAGCTTTGCGGGGCGGGGAGGACCTCTGAAAGATTGTAATCGTATCTGGCTTCCACCGCAAATGACGGAGCTTCTGAAGCCAGAAACACTGGACGAATAAAATGAGTTCTCTTGTAGTGACCTGGAGCACCTTGCTCTTGGAAAGTCTGTAGAGCAGACCAAGTAATCTGATCAAACGTAGACTCATCCATGCTGACGTTGTCTAGATTTCCAGTATGCTGAACTACGCGGCCATCCTCAGTGCCAATATAAAATCCACCATTCCACGTGTCGCCTGTGTAGTAGGGGATATCTCTGTAGACGCACCAGCCCGGAGTATTCAGACTGTAGGCGAACTGAGTATAGTCAAACGCCTCCCTCTTGGGAGTAGAAACCAGAAGAATGTTCTCTGTGGGAATGAGCTTGATTTCCCAGCCCAAAGTCGTTCGGCTAGCAATCATCTGCTCATTGATCAGCGGACTTATCTTCTTGGATAGGTACACATCATCAAGCTGCACCAAGGTTCCGCTCATGAGACGACTCATGGGAAGGATTCCATAGGAGCTCAAGAGATACAACTCTCCAGAGAAGGAGCCAGCTATACGTCTACCAGAAGGAGGTGGACCAATGAACCAAGCGCCATGGAGAAACCAGTCTGTGGCCGTAGCAGGATCGGTGCCTTTGTAGACAACGACGTCTCCACCAGCACCAATCGCAACGAGGTAGTCGTCTACACCTTCTCCCCCATCTACGGTCCAGTTATAGAGAGCGACAAGTGAGCCACCGTGTGTGAACTTGTTACCGAAGTTGAATTTCGTGGCCGCGCCATAGATGGCACCTGCTGCCAGATACCAAGCATTTCCAGTTCCCTTCTCTACGAACCACACACGATTCTTGAAGATGCGAACATAAGCAAAGTTCGCAGGATCTACTCCAGAGATCTGGGTAGCTCCTCCACCCATGGCGATCTTAGCCCACGTGTCTGTAGAGGAGGTATAGACATAGTATCCATTCGTCTCATCACAATAAAGACAGAAGTAGTCTCCATTGTCATTTACGAAGTTAGCCCAATTCCCGAGCCCTGAAGTAGAATCTACAGAAGCAAGAGCTAGTAGCACGGATGGAGTGGCTACTGGTGAGCTAACATCGTAAATGCCATCGGAAGCGACAGCAAACAAACGATCAAAGGAAGAAGATTCTCCAGTGAAAGGAATCACAGTCCTAACACCGTCTGTGCCGACATCAGTAGCCCAGTCTTGATAGCCGGTACGAACTCTTGGTCCATACTGCGAAGGAACAAGATTGTTCAGGAATATAGCTTCATCTTGAGCCATCCCAACTAGAGAATCAACAGCATTGATTCCCTTATTGGGAGGAGGTACGGGGATGCACTTTGTAGACTGTGGAGTGACAGTCGCCAAGGGCAAAGCCCGAACCATTCCACTTCTGGGGAACATGTGCATTATGGGAGCCCGTAATTCGTCTCAGGAATATTACGAATTCCCAGATAGGGGAAGAGACGATTCCGAGCAAGACTCAGAATCGGCATACTTACATCCTTCCCGGTGTACTGCATGAATACAGAATTGAATTGACCAAGAGCAGCAGTGGTGTCAAACCCCTTGGCTTCAAGGAAGCGCAACTTCAAAAACTTTTCGATCAAAGACGGCTCGAAGAGAATTACGTCGTCAGACGAAATTACTCGGCTTTTCGTTGGTACAGTCGGGGTAGCCGTGTCTGCAATCCAGTATCTCATCATGTACTGGAAGTTGATGTCTGTGTCTGCTGGCGGAGGATTGGGCAAGAGCTCCATAAGCCCGTCAGCCAAACGGAAGGTCACATAAATTGTACTGGATGCCAAGTTCGTATTGACCAGATACGCCCAGTCTTGGACAGACAATGGTCCTCCAAGAGGGAACCTACTGGTTGGCGTCCAGTAGGTTTGATCAAACATATACAGAAAGTCGTCCGGAAGCTCGAATGTGTTTCCTCCCGGAGTTACTGGATCAGTGGTGGTGTTGAAGTCATACTGTCGTATAAACTTCTGCCACTGGTGCAGGCCGAGGAGTTCTCGGCCTGCCGTGGTCAGCAGACGACACAACTGAACGAACGCAGGGTCGGCGCTCGAAAATGGATCAGATACAGGGACAAGTCCGATTTCGGACGCTGCATCGTTAACCACATCACCAGCAGTGTCGTATGCTACAGTCACTTAATCCTCCACTTCCTCAGCGTCAGGTTCTTCCTCGATCGTCTCAGGTTCAGGCTCTGCAGCCTTTCGCCCACGCTTCGGCTTCTGGCTTTCCAGAAGCGCATTGATCTGAGCCTGCATGGCAGCGATTTGATCGTCGCGCTTATCAAGCTCCGCCTTCATCGTAGTCATGGGAGCTACGGACTTGGCGTTCTCCAGGAACAACTGTGCCTTCCGCTTCAGATCCTGAATACCGATGAACTTCACTGCATTGGAGTCTGACATGTTAGCCAGATGCTCCACTGTACGACAGTGGAAAAACTCCAGCTCGCGAGCTTGAGCAGCAGTGACAATTCCAGAAGCCAGAAGAGGAGTACCAGATACAGCGTCCTGGTCTTTCTTCTGTTGGAAAGCAAGATACTTGGCAGCGAATCGTTCACGATCGCGCTCCCACACTGGACGATGGATAATCGAAGTGGCATCTCCAGGCACCATGATGGTGATGTATTCCACATCATCATAAATGGGGCGACCAGCAGACGCAGACTTCACTGTGCTGAGTTTTGGAAACATTCCAAAACTCACATACAGCTTCTTATCATCCTCGCTCGCCTGTCCACTGGACATGGCTTGCGCGGTGATTTCCATTGACGCTTCGGGCAACATTTGGACCTCCTATGAATCAACCGGGCAGAACTTGATCGATAACTGTCGGCAACGCTCTCTTGGAGTAGGTTGTGACAACTTCAGGCATTGGAGCGATAGCTGTGAGAAGCTTACCGAGATCCTCTACCTCGGCTTGGGTGGTGCCGCCTCCCATCTGAGTGGCGACATTCGCAGCATTGGTGTAGAGAAGACCAGCAAGAGCTGAAAGTTTCTGAGCCATCTTAATCTCCTAAATCGTTGCCAACCGACCATTTGAAGTTTGCGGATTTCCATTCTGGAAAGCGACCGCAGCAGCAGCTTCGTAGACTACCTGACCAAGTGTGGACACTCTGACACCTTGGACCCATACATCTGAAGCATTAGCTGATGTCGTACCATAAAGCGCTCCAGCTGAGCTCATTCGAAATCCACCGCAGTAATTGCTCCCTGAAGGAGCACTCGTATTCACTGCGATGCTGCCATCGTTCATGCGGCCAATGCCTTGAACAATACTGTCTGGAACCTGTCCGGCTCCAGCAGTAATGTCTAGACGACCTGAACTAAAGATTGATCCGGGTGCGAGCATTTTGGAACCCAAGGTGAGTCAATGTCCCAAGGACGAGGTTTTCCATGAAAAACTAAGAACGTGGCATCCTCGGTCAAACCGTGTTGCAGAACATTCAGCTTATAGCTGACAAATGCGTCAGGCCATTCATCCTGAAAACGCTTCAGTTCTTTATTCCAATAACGACGGAAATATACCTGATCGTCGCCATTGCACTCGGTCATGAACTTGTCGGGGTTCGAAGAAAAGTGATCCCAGACCTTCTTACGGAATTCCTCAGTAGTCAGCATTACTCCACATGAAAATTCTTCCGGAGCGCGAAATCCATCACGAGTGAAGTGTCTGGCCACCCACGAGTGAGACAACTGTTCATCCGTAGGGGAGAACTTCTGAAGTATGACTGTATCTAGGTCCAAGATAAGAACTGGACCTTTCAGGTCTCGGTACAGTTCCATCTTGGCCCACCACTTCGGCCAGTTAGTCTGAAGACGCTTTGTAAATCCATTCACATTTGCATAGCAGATAAATTCATCATGTGGAATATGAATCACGCACTGCGCGCGCAGCCATCCAACCGTCTCCGGTCGGAAATCTGGACTAACCTGCAGGACGCACGCGATATTCATAAACTGGTGACAGTCCACAGGAAGATAGATTACCGAGAAGTCTTATATCTGCATCCCCACCCCATGCAGCCTTGAACGTTTCCTCCCATTCAAACTGAGAACGCCAAGATGGATGTAGCTCAACACCGGAACGAAAATCAGACCGCGTAGCTGCGGAGATTATAAGACGACTCTTGGCAGTACGAGCAAGATCTCGTAAGGCCGGGATCACATCCTTCGGCAGCAAATGCTCTATGACTTCAAAGCATGTTACGACATCGTAATACTTGTCGGGTACAGGCAACTCGGGGAGAAGACCATATCCGATATTCAAGTCCTCGCGTATTAGAGCATCTACTGTCTCAGTGCCAGCCACTACAGGAAATCCAAGCTCCTGGGCCATCCGAATCGTCTCACCACGACCTGCACCTACATCAAGCAGCTTACCTCTTGGAACATCTTTGAGAATTTCCCGTATTGCGTCTGCACGATGCTGGGGCATCGCGTAAGAAGGATCCTTATACATCTCAGTGTACTTCGCAGCCTCGCTTTCACGCGTGGCTGTATTGGCCTGTCCACCAATTATGTAGTCGTACAGAAGACCTTCACCGAACAGTGAAACCTCAATACCCGGGAAAGTCTTCTCCAGCGACTGGAGCCAAGGACGAAACTCCTCTACCTGCTTCGCCATCGTAGGAGTAGAGAGATACTCTTTTCCGTAGACGAAGATTGGAAGAGTCTTGTCGTTGGCGTTCTGCGGCTGAAATCTTACATGACTTTTCCCACTGCTGTAGGAAGAATCGTAACCAAAAATTCCAAGACGTCGATACCCGAGTGCGGCTGCCAATCCCATCGCGGTCGTACCGATGGTTGAGCCACCTCCGAAATAGATCTTCTCATTGGTGAAGATCTTTCGAGTCGTAGGAGTGTTCAGGTGATAGGTTCTTACATCGAATCCATCCAGAGCCTTGAAACACTCAGGAGCACATTGTGAGGCCATGAGAAACGTCGTTTCATACTTTGCTTCAGATATGAAATTGACGTTCTCGGGGCGTGCATCTAACTGAGCGTAGAATTTGGGGATCACGCCAACAGAGAGAAGAGCATTGTATGCTCCATTCAATGCCATGACATCGTGATCAGGAAACATCTGGCGAGCAGCCAGATAGTACGCAATCAAAGAGGGTCCACTACCACAGATGAAGATTGGTCTTTCAATCTGTATAGAACTGAATGGGAAAGGTTTAAGATCTCGCTCTTGGGCTGACCTTAGATTGGCCAGCAACTTCTTGTCAGAAGTGTTGCAGGAAGGCTCTACCTTCAGAATTGCGAGTTCTTGTTCCATAGATAGGGGCCTCCTTTCGGAGGCCCCTTGTTCCTTTACGGCAAGGAAGCCAGACCCAAGCGCACAGCGGCGATGGAGCCTGCAAGGACTTCACGAACGGAGTTACCCGCTGAAGTGCTCGCGGAGGCAGCAGCCACCAATACGGCAGGGAAGGCCACAGCCGAAGCCGTTGACGTTGCACTCAGACGACCAGCGGTGATGGTCGTTCGCAGGAACGTGTCCGCTGCAGTGGAAGCGGCGGCTCGATGATTGAAGTTCGAGCCTCCGATTCTTGCCCAGAAGAACGCATTGTCTGCGATTACAGCCTGAGGCGCAAACCCCAGACCATGACCCGCCGCAGCGAGAGCCGAAGTCATCAGCTGAGCCTGATAGTCCTCGTCGATCGCAATCGCATTCGGTGCCTTCGTGCTCGCCATCAGGCTCGCGCCTGCCTGAACGAGGATGTACCGAGTGCCGTCGATTCCGTTGACCACCGTGCCCAGTTGCATCGGCGCATTCTCGCCATTCGTCGTGGTGCCAGTGTAGATGGTATCCACATTAGCACCGATAGGAGCGCCAACAAGAGCTTTTGAAGTCATGTCAGTTCTCCTTAGTTGTTGTCCAGACGAGCCTGGAACTGAGCACCTGAGGTCGTCAGGTTACCAGCCCAAGCCAGGATCTGAACTTCCGCATCCTGGTTGATCGCGTATCGCTTGTTGGGCGACAGCGGAACCATGTTGCGGGCCGAATGTGGACGCCACCGCAGGTACTTCGTGTTCAGCATGAACAGAGTACCAGCCGGGCAGAATCCACCGATGCCGCCGTCCAGGATGTAGTCAGCATCCATGTACTTGATGCTGGGGAATCCCAGGCTGGCGGTATCAACACCAGTGAAGCGCTGCTGAGCCTGAAGACTCGACATATACAGCGACCACAGAGTGTTGTCCGACACCAGGAAGTCCGGACGGTCCTTGCCGCGCACCACCTGAGCCCAGAGCGAATTCAGCTCACCCTGAATCGTCGCAGCCGTGATACCAGACGTATCACGAATCTTCGAGCGCCAGAAGGTCCAGGTCACGCGGTTGATGCCACCGTAGGTTCCGGTCGTGGGATCCACTGGCACGGCAGCGTTCAGGCCAGTGATTTCCTTGCCCCCAGACCCAGTGCCGTCGGCATAGACGCCGCCAGCGAGCAGGTTCAGCAGGGAGGCCTCGGCGACTTCCATACGACCATCGATCAGGTCGATGATTCGCTCCTTGCCGGCGTTCATCAGCATTTCCAGTCCGGACATGACGACTGGAACTGCCGCCTGCTTGATCTGATACTGCGCAGCGGACAGGACGTCCTGAGCAGCGACCGGAAGCAGGTCATAACCGGAGTAGTATCCGGCGTTGCCATTCTCCGCGAATGAGAGCTCTTCGTAGATCACCGAGCCGCCCGAAAACGGCTTGATGTTCCCGCGTTGCTTCAGTCGAGCGAGAAGGGCATTGTTCTTCGTGACGTTATCAGCGAGCTCGCCAGTGCGAGACTCGATGGTAGTCGCCACAATGTCTGAGACATTTGGGAATGCCACTTGAATTTCTCCTCAGTTGATGTAAGCGTTCCAGCTTCGCAACTTGGGAGTCTCTTCTGTGTGGCAGATGGGAGACTCTAGCTTCTCAGCTTCGGGAACGAATGCTACTACAGCTTCGATACGGATTGCAAGCACTTTATGTTCGATCCGCATCGAAGGCCGCTTCGATCGCTTCTCTGCGAGTTTTGGGGGTCGTGATTGGCTTTCCACCATTGGACGGAGCACCACGAGTCGCCGAAGCTCTCTGTCGGGCTTTGGCCAGAGTTGCGGCAGCCTTTGACACGCTGGCTGCATCTGTTCTCTGTTCAACGGCCTTGGCGACCTTGCCATGGAGCTTCGTGGCTTTGTCATAAGCCTCCTCAATGGTGATCTTCTTGCCCCTGCGATAATTCAGTTCAAGAATATCAGCGATGTCTTCCTGAAGTTCGTTGAAGAACGGATACTTCGGATCTGTAGACATCTTCTGGATGGTCTCGTCAGCCGCAGCCTGATACTGCTCGGTCCTGGATGCTTCCATTTCCTCTGCTTGGCGGGCTCGGTCGAATACCGGCTTCAGCATTTGAATCTGCTGAGGAGTCAAATGTCTCGTGGCATTGTTCTGTCGATTCTTGATCGCCAGCGCAAGAGCAGAATCGAGCTCCTGCATGTCCACGCCATAGTTCAGACAGATATCTGATACGATGTCAGCCTTCTGTTTGGCGTTGCCAGTCGTAAGCATCGCAGCAGTGGTCATCAAATTGCGGACTGCCTGAAGCGGAGTAGAGTTCTGAGCACGAATCAAATTGTCAAAAGGCTTTACGACCTCCATGAATTCGTGTGTGAACTTCCTTGCTCCGGCAGAATAGGTCATAGCTCGTTGAGCTTCAAACTCCCGACGAGTGACCTCTTGCCGAACAATCGGTGGCAAAGCCTCCCAAGCTGCCTTCGCTTCAGGTTTCCACGAAATCGGAGCAGAACCGGCTCTGGCCGCTGCTTCTTGCTCTGTTACCTCGGGGGTCTTGGACTTATCATCCACTACTTCCTTGGATTCTTTGACTTCAGTGGTCTCGGCTTTGGCTTCTTTCTGCTCTACAGTCTCAGATTCTTCAGTCTTCTCCACCTTCTGTTCAGTGGATTCCTGAGACTGTTGCGATTGTTCTACTTCCTCGGCTGAAGTCTCAATCGGCTTCAACTCTTCTCCAGCCTCTGACTTGTCAAAGAGTTCCTCAATGACTTCCAACCGTGATTTTGGTTCGGGCATTTATCGTCTCCTAAGTTGTTCTATGGACCTAGCAATGAGCTCTTTACGACGTTTGCTGTCGTAACTAGAACCTGGAGTATACGCCCGCGCTCTTTCCTTCGCAGCCGATTCCCAAGTGTTCTTGTAATCCGCCACATTCGTGACGTTGTGTTCCTTGTTGTGTTCTCGTAGTCCTTTCCTCCCGTGGACTATTCTACCATCAATTGGTGACTGAAAGTCTGGGATATCAGGCATGATCATCACTCCGCTTGAAGACTCAGACTTCAGAACAAAACATTCCTTCTCTCGATCGTAACGAAATCTACTGGCCATTTTCCTTTCTCTCTTTTGGCATCTGTTTCGCAACAGCCAATTCGTGTTCTCGTGTTTCTGCACCGATTTTTGCTTCGTGTTCCCGAGCAGCCGCGTCATCAGCAATTTCAGCTTTACGTGCCTGAACCTCAGCCAGAAGCTGTGCCATCTTCATCTGGAATTCCTGTTGCATCTCTGCCATGCGCAACTGGAATTCCTGCTGATTCTGCATCATTTCAGCACGATGTTCTTCCTGTTTCTGCTTCATCTCTTGCAGATGGCTCTGTTGATCCATTTGCATCTTCAACTGAAGCTCTTGCATCTTGGCCTGAGCCTTGATCATCTCAGGATCCGGCTTGTCCTGTTCCGGAGCATCGGCCTTCTTCTGATACATCGCAATGGCGCGATCAATAACTCCTTCAATCTGGTTGCTTCCCTTGAATCCAGCAAGGCCCCACTGCAGAAGCTGGAAGAGAATCGGCACCACCTGCTTATCCATAGTCGCCAGCGGAGCCGCCGACTGCATGAATGTAGACAACGCAGTGATGTATTCTCCACGATCAATCTTGAGCTGAGCGTAGTCCGCCATCGCCAGAGTTTCTGGGCGGATCTGTACTCTCCAGCGAGCCTTGTTGCGATTCTTCAGAAGAGCGATTGCGTTCTGGACAAGCTGTTGGTCCTGCCCGTCCATAGATTGCTGGATATTGGACTGATACAGAATGCACTCCGGCTGAAAGTGCTTCTGTATGATCTGCAACTTCTTACTCTGAAGATCCGAGGCGAATCTGGCAAACTCCTCCTGAAGAGCCTGAACCTTGATACTAGCGAATTGGACCTTAGCCTTTGACGTCGCAGCAGCCTCGTACGGTTGGCTAGCTCCGCGTAGAATATCAGCGATGCCAGTGACTTCATAAAGCTGCTGAATTTTCTCAGCTTGCTTCTTGGAGAGGATCTCCACGACCCCTGCCACTTCCTCAATTGGCAGCCAGTCCACAACCCCCTTCATTCCACCCTTTTCGGCGAACATAGCCCAGTTGTCTGCAGGAATGAGTTGATTTTCTACTCCTTCCTGAAGCATTCGTGCGACAGCCACACACGATTTATCGTAGACACCCACTGCCTTACATGCGCGCGTGAGGAGTGTAATGCGAGTTTCTAACTCGTCGATTTCCCGATACAGGTCTTGGGAAAGAGCGTAGTCAGGACGAGGCATGTACTCTGACGTCGTGGCATTGGCGATCAGCGGCGGGGGATCGGGCCAGAACTCGTCGAGTTCCAGATAATCTTCCTTTTCCTCAAGAATTGATTCCATTCCCTCCACAAACCAGAAAACAGTTCGCGTGGACTTACACCAGATCTCCCAAACTTCAGCCTCAGCGATAGGATCGGAGTCCTGATCACTGATACCTGTGTTCTTATTCATCGGATTCTTAGCGTTCAGAGGAATCTGTTTCGCAACTTCCTCTCCAAACCGCTTCACAAGCTCGTTATAGTCCATATACGAGCGAAAAGCACGCCACCGCATCTCCGCGTAAGTACGACAAGGAGACCACAGGACGTCTTTCCAGTGAACGTAGACCTCATCTACCCATTCCTGGGTGATTTTCGGCTTCTTGTATGCTGGAGCAAGCTCGGTAATCCCATCTTCAGACATTACTGCCGGGACTTCAATTTCCTCTTCCAAAAAGTCATAAACCACCCTAGCAGTTCCGAGGCCGGGAAGTAGGCGATCCTCCAAAACGGAGCGTAAAGTCGTGGCGTAATCGTCTCCTGCATCCTGGATGTCCTGGTTCAACATGCGGGTCGCAATTTCTCCAGCGACGCGAGCAGTGTCGTCGTTCGCGTCAGCGAAAGTACGGTCTACCTCCACCTTTGGGATCTGTCCGAACAACATGGACTTCAAAGTCGTGATGTTCGAGTAAAATAGATTCAGCTGCGTTTCGCAAAAATCTACCTGATCGCCCGTGTAAGGTTTTCCAAGGAAGCGATCAATGACCTTTTCTCCATCCTTATGCCATTTCTTCGTCTTCTTTCTGGCAATGGAGAACTGATTCGTCCAATATTTCGCCCACTGCTGAGGAGTCTTCTTGGAAGATGCTTCCTCTTTCTTATCTAGATCTTCGTTGCTCACATTCTTTCTCCAAAACGTCGCACAGGACGCTGACTGTAGAGGAGCTCAAGAGTCAGCTCCGGGGATGGAATTTGAATCAGTTTCTTTTCTTCTTTCGGCTTCTCAGGAATGGCAAGAGCTCGAGTAGAGATGGCCCAGTATCTAAATGCGTCCGCGTAGTGACTTGACCAGTCGTGGTCAGGCTTTTCGCGGAAAACCTTGTTGTCCTCGTCCCACTGACGTTTATAGGCCCGAAGTGCCTCTACTAAATCCTCTGTCTTTGATCCGAAATAGCAGGTTGGGAGAGCTTTGCGAGCTGCGTTAATCCCATCCTGCAAGTCAAGTTTCGGCGAAATGTTTACCAAGTTCTCAACCGACGTATCATATCGGTTTAAACGTCTAGCTTCCTCAATTGCGAGCTGAACTGTGGCGACGCCAGTCTGCAGAGTTCCTGCTCTAGCATCATGTGGAAGCCAAATGTTCGCGTACTTGTATGATTTCCCCTCCATAATGTCAAAGTAATGAGAAAGACGCTGGCCGTGGTTCTCATAACAATCTATGAAGGCATGACCATCCGAGTGCTCTTGGGTGAAAATGAGCACAGTTGAGTCATACAGACCCAAATCTGTAAAGACGTTCACCGGCAGGTTTGGATCATACTCAGCAAATTCGCTGTAGATGTGTCCTTTCTGCTCGAGTTTCGCGATTTCTTTCGCGTAGTAGGTTCCCTTGATCGCCGCGTTCGGGTTACACTCGTATTCCTGCTGATATTCTTCTTCATCCTGTTCCGATCTTGCGATCGCCAACTCGCTTTCTGGTAGAATTCCTGATTCTGAAGCCTTCAGTATGAAGTGGAACCACCGGGCTTTCCACGTTTCAGGATTCTCTCCAGGAGGGAGGTCGAGACCTTGGGCTCGCCGATGGATTCGATAAAGGTGATTCTTTCCCTTAAATGTTCCGATGAAGACGGCCCATCCTTTCCGGTCCTGCAGGGTTGGGAGAAGGACTTTTCCCCAAACTGAAGGTGACATGTCCCCGTACTCGTCAAGGACGATTCCGTCGAAGTATTGCCCTCGGAAGCTGTCGGGATTGTCCGCTCCATATATGCAAATCTCCGCGCCGTTGTGTTTGAGGCGAACATAGAGCTCAGATTCTGAAACTTTGAAAGTAAGACCCTGAGTATACTCCTTGAGATACTCCCAAGCGATCTTCTTGGCCTGCTTGAGCATTGGGCCGATGTATCCATACCGAGGCCGCTTCTTCTTGGAATGTACAGCGCGAGCCACAAGCTCATTGACGCACGCGACAGTCTTTCCCGCGCGTCGGTGAGCGATCATGCAGGCAAATCTTTGATTCCTGGAATGGAATCCGGCAAACTGCGGCCTCGGCTTATACGGAATCCGTATTTGCCCAGGAATGTCTAGTTCTTGTGGAAGGGTCATTCTTCGCCCGTGAGATTCTTAATCTCGCTGGACTCTCCTTCAATGGGCTCTTCCTCGTCTAATGCCGAACGTCCTATGGGCGAGACAATGGTGACCGGTCCGTTCGCATTGATATTCGTCTGGGAGATGACTGACTGGTTCGTGCGACCGCAGAGTCGATAGAACTCTGTTTCATTCTTGTCGGCCCAAAGAGCGAGGCGTGGGACTCCACCAATGATGTCGAATGCCTCAGCCATTGCGAGAATGAATCTCTGCCTGTCCGACTGCTTGCGAGGTTTATTGAATCCTCGGACCCCACGAGCGAGTTCCGACAGGAACTGATCCAGTTCCGGCGACCAATTGGGCTGCTCTTCAGTCAGCGGTATGAGGTCTTGACTCATAGGAACGGGAGTGTAACACATCGCGGTACCATTCCGCAAGTGGGAACTTTATAATATGGCAAGTAGGATATGTTCTGGTAGGGAGGCACATCGTGTCTAAAGAAGAACGATCTCAGATCGATCGGCTTGATGCTGAACTCGCAGCAGCAATCGCTAAAGCTGTAAACGAAGTAATTGGCCATCCGGTCAACTTCATTTTCCTAATGCCACATCCTGACGGGGATAAATCCGTCACTCTATCAACGGTTCCCCGTGAAGCGATGATAGGGATCCTCAAAGGAGTAATCGGATCCTCCACCGTTGCTCAACAAACGTTCAGAACGGACTATGAAGGTAACGTTCAGGAGCTATCCCCTGAAGAGGAAAGGGCTGAACGTTTGAAGGGAAAACACTGAAATGAAGCTCCCCACCAACGTGACCGAAAAAGAAGCTTGGATCGCTCTATTTCTTACCGCTGGAGAGTTCTATGCCGCGTTCTATCTTCTGGTATCAGAGGGTCACATTCTGGCGCTGTATCTTGCAATCACGTATGCGGTTCGTGAGAATCCAAAAGCGCATCACTACCATCAGATCTTCGTTGATCTCGTCAAAGGCACTGTGAGCCACATACGGAGAAAGAAATGAGGGTCTGTATCAATGGCCACTGGGGCACAGTCGTGCACACCACGGCCGAATTCGTTTTCGTGCGGTTCGATGGGGTTTATCTACCCGTACCCATCGATCCTTCTCAAATCACGGGTTAGGAGACTACAATGGAAAATACGCCTGTTCACCAGTTGGCCCAGCTTCTCGGGGAGACGGATTCGGAGGTCAAGCAGAACGCCGCCTTCGGCAATATCTCCGTGACCGGCCTGCTCAACGCCGTGAAGGACGGCAAGATCACCCGCGAGCAGCTCGTTGGTAAGGACGACCAGTTGATCACCCTCGGGGAGATTCGCAAGATCGCCGGCCCGGCTGACCCGGAAGAGGATCTGGAAGACCTGCCGGACAGCATCGAGGACTTCCTCGCCATGCTGGCTGATGACGAGGACGAGGACGAGGACGAAGGCGCCGAAGACAAGGTGGCCTGAAGCAACTTGGGGGCCCCTACCTGAGTAGAAGGGTAGGGGCTCTTTTGGAGGTAGAAATGAAGAATTATCTCGCATTTGAGGATCAGCGAAATGTCGACGGTAAGGAAACCTTTCGCCGGCTCCTCGAACGGGCTTTCAAAGCCAAAAAGCTGGACCTTAAGGGAACGATGGTGGCCCACCACATCGTGTTCGAAGTGGACGACGACGCTCCGAACGAAATTCCCAGCGCCGACACGCTCATCTTCGACCATGACATCATGGGAGCCGTGTTCGGAGCCGACAAGGCCGGCATGATCATGCGCACGCTCGTAATGCGTGCCCCGGAGCTTCGGGAGAAGGTCCTCAAGGACTTCCTCGATGCGCTGGATCTCGAAGAGAAGAAGGCTGCGTGAGAGACGCAGACTACGAGAATCGAGTGAACCGCTACCTGAGAGATCTCAAGGAGGGAGATCTCTCCGTAGAGGACCTAGAAAAGACTTCCAGGCAATTGGGGGACCCGGCTGCCGAGGAAGCAATTCGGAGATTTAAGTGATCCTATATTCCGTACTCATACTATCGGTGTTCGGCAGTATGGCTTGTCTGTCGGACCACCCATGGTTCGCCATCGGTTGCTTCATTGTCATCTGGCTACTAGTCTACAGAGACTGGTGCTACATGGAGAAGGTGGAGAAACACCTACATGATCAGATTAAAGCCCTTCGGGACCGAATTGATGGTTAGATTCCTAATCTTCGTCTTGATTTTCTGCTTTCTTTTCGCCCTAATCGCTCGGAGAGAAAAGTGAAGGAGACGTACTTGGGGTACGACGTATACGCCTCCATTGACCGCAATGAGGTCATCCTCCGACAAGCACGTACGGGGGAGAGAATTGTCCTGGATATGGACAGCGTGGCGATCGTGTCGAGAATGATCTGTAGAGCGAGGTACAAAGCTCGGGGGAAGAGGAAATGAAGAACAAAGCGCAGACTATACGAAACGTCGTTGCGGAGCTCGAGGAATACGGGATATCCCTCTACGGACCGAATATCGACGTGGAGAATGAGGTGGAGTACCCGGCACTCAGGGACTGGGGAAAAGAAGAGGAAGGGAGTGGAGTTCCCTGAGAAAGAGTACCCTGAATTGGATTCATAGGAATGCGATATTCGAGATAGAGATATCTGAGATAGAGAGTGAAAATTCTTGCGTGGGTGGAGTACTTTTTCTTTACCCTTTACTTTTAAAGATCCTCCGGGGGCCTTCGTTCCGCGTTCCCCGAATCGCTGCCTCTGCAGTAGATTCATACGACAGTAACTGTTGATTCTTGCCTTGACATCTATTGTCTTGGACAAATAACTCATATGAGTTTACTGTCTCGGCAGTTGCTGCCGAGAGCTCCATGTTGCATTGCAACATTTTAAAATCGTAATAAAGGCCGAGGCAATTACTGCCTCGGCCTTCAGTGTCTAGCGCAGTGCCTGCCTAGACAAACTTCACATACCCGTTGCGCACAAAGAACCGGACCCAACCGCTAACCGGCTCGGGCTTGCCCGCGTGCTTGGACTTGCTGCCGTAGACCGAAGGGCGCTTGGCTTCCAGGTCGGCCAGCACCGCGCTCTGTTCCTTGCCGTCGGCAGCAATCAGGCGCTCGTACCACGCCTGCCGCGCGCCCTTGAATTTCAGGTCCTTTTTCACAACCTGCAAGCGCAACGTCTTGGATTCGGCTGCCGGAGCAGCGGCGGTCTGGGCAGCAGCCTTCGGGGCATTCTTGGTCTGGGCAGTATTTGTCGTAGCCATGTGTTTCACCTTTCATAGTACCGGGGAAATTCCCAGTGCAGAC